TATAACAAAGAACACGATATCGTTATAATAAGTAAAGACGGTACAATAGGGGAGATATACGAGATACAAAACTTAAAAATAGCTTTACCTAAAGCTAACAACGTACATAAGTTTGAAACTAACAAATGGGAATATACGGAATATCCTAAAGTATTAAAAAAAATAAAGTCTGTATTTGATTGGGAGGAATACCCACTAGACTTTAAAGAAAAATGGTATGATTACATCGATAATGAGTTCGTCCGCAGGGAAGAAGGCTTTTGGTTCTATAATAAGGATGTGGCTACTTACCTTACTGGTACTCACTATATGTACTTGCAGTGGAGCAAAATTGATGTTGGGCAACCAGACTTTAGGGAAGCAAACAGATTATTCTTTATATTCTGGGAAGCTTGTAAAGCAGACAAGCGTAGTTACGGAATGTGCTACCTTAAGAATAGACGATCTGGATTCTCCTTTATGTCTTCAGCTGAGACAGTTAACGCTGCAACAATTCAGTCAGATTCACGGTTTGGAATATTGTCCAAATCTGGCCCTGATGCAAAGAAGATGTTCACAGACAAGGTCGTTCCAATATCGGTCAACTACCCCTTCTTTTTCAAACCAATTCAGGACGGTATGGACAGGCCAAAGACAGAGCTTGCGTACAGAGTACCCGCGACAAAGTACACCCGTAAGAAGCTTGAGACAAACGAATCGCTTAGAGAGCTCGATGGTCTCGACACCACGATTGACTGGAAAAACACCGGTGACAACTCATACGACGGGGAGAAACTAAGATTACTGGTCCACGATGAAAGTGGTAAGTGGGAAAGACCTAATAATATATTAAACAACTGGCGTGTTACTAAAACGTGTCTTAGATTAGGTTCTAGAATTATTGGTAAGTGCATGATGGGTTCAACTAGTAACTCATTAGACAAAGGTGGTGATAACTTTAAAAAATTATACAATGACTCGGACGTCACTCAACGAAATGCGAATGGACAAACTCGCTCTGGATTATATAGCTTGTTTATACCTATGGAGTGGAATTACGAAGGATACATTGATTCTTATGGATTACCTGTCTTCGACACGCCAAAAAAACCAATTGAAGGACCACAAGGCGATGAAATAGATTTAGGTGTAATAGAGTATTGGGACAATGAAGTAGAGGGATTAAAGCAAGATCAAGATGCTTTAAATGAATTTTATAGACAGTTTCCACGCACTACAAAACACGCTTTTAGAGATGAATCAAAAGAATCTTTATTTAATCTAACTAAGATATACGAACAAATAGATTTTAATGAAGATTTAAAAAATTCTATAAATATTACAAAAGGTAATTTTATGTGGCGTGACGGTATACAAGATAGTCAAGTGTTATTTATACCTAACAAAAATGGTAGATTTTTAATAACATGGGTACCGCCTGTTAATATGCAAAATGCAGTAATAACAAAAGGAGGTATTAAATATCCTTTAAACGAAAACCTAGGTGCTTTTGGCTGTGACCCTTACGATATATCAGGTACAGTAGACAAAAGAGGTTCTAAAGGGTCTTTACATGGTTTAACTAAGTTTTCAATGACAGACACGCCGCCTAATCATTTCTTTTTAGAATATATAGCTAGACCACAAACAGCTGAAATATTTTTTGAAGATGTATTAATGGCTTGTGTTTTTTATGGTATGCCAATACTAGCAGAAAATAATAAACCTAGGCTTTTATATCATTTTAAAAGAAGAGGCTATAGGGGTTTTTCAATGAATAGACCTGATAGAAAAAGAAACAAACTTTCTGTTACGGAAAGAGAATTAGGAGGTATACCTAATTCAAGTGAAGATATTAAACAAGCTCACGCAGCCGCTATTGAATCTTATATAGAAGATTTTGTAGGTTTAAAAGAAACAGGATATGGTGATGTTTATTTTCAAAGAACATTAGAAGACTGGGCTAAGTTTAATATAAATAATAGAACAAAACATGATGCTTCGATAAGCTCTGGGTTAGCTTTAATGGCTTGTAATAAGCATAGGTACGCTCCAAGTGCGCCTAGAAAATTAAAGCCTGTTGACTTAGGTATAAAAAAATACAACAACAAAGGAGCTACATCAAAAATAATAAGTTAAATGGGTATATACACCAATACTAGAAGTTCATTTCCTAGCCAAGTTGTTAGTGAGCAAGAGAAATCAAGCATTGAATATGGCATGCAGGTAGCTCAAGCTGTAGAAGGTGAATGGTTTGATCAAGGTAGAACTACAGGCAATAGATATATAACTAATTGGAATAATTTTAATCAATTAAGGCTATACGCTAGAGGTGAGCAGTCAGTTCAAAAATATAAAGATGAATTATCTATCAATGGTGATTTGTCTTATTTAAATTTAGACTGGACGCCAGTACCTATTTTGTCAAAATTTGTAGATATTATCGTTAATGGTATATCTCAAAAATCATACGAAATAAAAGCTTACGCTCAGGATCCAGAGTCAGTTAAAAAAAGAACTGAATATGCTTCTAAGCTTTATGAGGATATGATATCTATGCCTTATCTAGAAAATCTACAGCAAACGCTAGGTATAGACGCTTATCAATCTCCTAGTAAAGATATTGTTCCAGAAAATCCTGAAGAACTAGAGCTGCACATGCAATTAAGTTATAAACAGTCTATTGAGATAGCTCAGGAAGAAGCTATATCTTCTGTCATGGCTCAAAATAAATATAACTTAACAAGACGAAGATTAAATATGGATTTAGCCGTTTGTGGTATAGCAGCGGTTAAAACAGATTTTAATGCCGCTAATGGTGTTACTATTGATTATGTAGATCCAGCTTATATGGTTTATTCATATACTGAGGATCCTAATTTTGAAGATATATATTATGTTGGTGAAGTAAAATCTATAACTATACCTGAACTTAAAAAAGAGTTTCCTAACATACCAGAAGACGAATTAAAACGTATACAAAATACACCTGGAAATAAATCATATATAACTGGGTACGGTAACTATGATAATAACACTGTGCAAGTTTTATATTTTGATTATAAAACCTATCATGATCAGGTTTTTAAAATAAAACAAACAGAGCAGGGATTGATGAAAGCTATTGAAAAAGACGATACTTTCAATCCTCCTGAGAGCGATATGTTTGAAAAAGTTTCTAGATCTATAGAGGTTTTATATAGTGGAGCAAAGGTCTTAGGTACAGATATTATGCTTAAATGGGAATTGTCTAAAAACATGTCTAGACCACTTTCTGATACCACTAAAGTTAGAATGAATTATGCGATTTGTGCCCCTAGAATTTATAAGGGTAGAATAGAATCTATAGTTAGTAGATGTACAGGTTTTGCTGATATGATACAAATAACACATCTAAAGCTGCAACAAGTTATATCTCGCATGGTACCAGATGGTGTTTATTTAGACATGGACGGCTTAGCAGAAGTGGACTTAGGTAATGGAACAAACTATAATCCAGCTGAAGCATTGAACATGTATTTTCAAACTGGTTCTGTTATCGGTAGATCTTTAACTCAAGACGGTGAAATGAACGCTGGTAAAGTCCCAGTGCAGGAGCTACAAGCTGGAAGTGGTAACGCTAAGATACAAAGTTTAATAGCTACATACCAATATTACCTTCAAATGATACGCGATGTCACGGGCTTAAATGAAGCAGTAGATGGTAGTTTACCAGATCGCAACACACTTGTTGGTCTGCAGAAATTAGCAGCCAATGCTTCAAACACAGCTACTAAACACGTTAATCAAGCTGGTCTTTATTTAACTCTTAGAATAGCAGAAAATGTAACTTTAAAAATAGCAGATGCTCTTGAATTTCCTTTAACCAAGTCTTCTTTACAGAACTCTATATCTACTTTTAACATTAAAACATTAGAGGAAATAGTTAATTTAAATCTTCATGACTTTGGAATTTTTCTAGAACTAGAACCTGAAGAAGAAGAGCAAGCTCAATTAGAAGCTAACATTCAAGCGGCTATCCAACAAGGCGGCATTGATCTTGAGGACGCTATAGATTTAAGACAAATTAAAAATCTTAAACTTGCCAATCAAATGCTTAAAATAAAACGTAAGCAAAAGCAAGCTCAAGATTTAGAAAACCAACAAGCTAATATAGCAGCTCAAGCAGATGCTCAAGCTCAAACAGCTGAAAGAACAGCAATGGCTGAAGTGCAAAAGCAAGAAGCTGTTACCAGTACAAAAGTTCAGTTTGAACAAGCTAGAAGTCAAATGGAAATTCAAAAACTTGAAACTGAAAATCAATTAGAACTTCAAAGAATGCAACAAAAATTCTTTTATGATAAACAATTAAAAGAAATGGACATGCAGGCTATTGGAGCTAAGGAGCAAATGATTGAAGACAGAAAAGACAAGCGTATAAAAATGGAAGGTACGCAACAA